GCGCAAAGGGCGGAGTACCCCGATTTGGGTACGATCCGGTATAACACCACAACCGGGTTCATGGAAGCGTACGCAGCGGTGGGGTGGGCCCCTATCGCCCAACCACCAACGATCACTGGTATTTCACCGTTAACCACACTTCCTAGTGGTGGGATTGCGGCTGGATGGAATACAGGTACGAAGATTCAGGCGTCGTCTCCCCAGGCGTGGTCTTATTTCGGTACGGATGTCGCCATGAACTCGGACGGGACGAAGGCTATCGTGGGAATGTATGGCGATGACACGGGAGGTACCGACACCGGTTCGGCCTATATCTACACCTACAGTGGTGGGTCTTGGGGTTCAGAAGTTAGGATTGTGGCATCAGACGCAGCGACTAATGACGGTTTCGGCAACTCCGTCTCAATGAGCTCTGATGGGACCAAGATTATCGTGGGGGCGAAGGGCAAGGGTGGCAACAACACCGGTGCCGTCTATATCTACACCTACAGTAGTGGGTCGTGGTCCCAAGAAGCGAAGATTCAGGCAGCAACGAACAGCGGAGGTGACAATTTCGGTCATATCGTCTCAATGAGCTCTGATGGGACCAAGGTTATCGTGGGGGCGCCCTATCAGGACGCGGCAGCTACCAACGCCGGTGCCGCCTATATCTACACCTACAGTGGTGGGTCTTGGGGTTCAGAAGTTAGGATTGTGGCACCGGACGCACAGGCGTCGGACCTGTTCGGTCAAGGTGTCGCCATATCCGGGGATGGGACGAAGGTTATCGTGGGGGCGCACTCAGAGGCCGCGGGTGGTAACTACGCCGGTGCCGCCTATATCTTCACCTACAGTGGTTCGTCTTGGGATACAGGTACAAAGATTGTGGCAGCAGACGCACAGGCGGAGGACAATTTCGGTTATGCCGTCTCCATGAACTCGGACGGAACGAGGGTTCTCGTGGGGGCGCCCTATGAAGACCACATCAACCAGGCGGGTGCCGCCTATATCTTCACCTATAGTGGTTCGTCTTGGGATACGGGTACAAAGATTGTGGCACCGGACGCACAGGCTAACGACTATTTCGGTAAGGGCGTCTATATGAGCTCTGATGGGACGAAGGTTATCGTGGGGGCGGAGGGTGAGGACGTCGACGGCCTGTATGGAGACGCCGGCGCCGCCTATATATTCACCTACAGTGGTTCGTCTTGGGATACGGGTACAAAGATTGTGGCAACAGACGCGGGGTCGAGTGACACTTTCGGTAGCGGGTACTACGGCGCCGTCGCCATGAACACGGACGGGACGAAGGTTATCGTGGGGGCGATACAGGAGACCACGGGGGGTAGCTCCGCCGGTGCCGTCTATATCTACGACTACCGGACGACCGAGGTCTTTGACGCATCAACCCAGGTATTCACGGCTACCGGTACGGGTATTGTTAGTGGATCGACGGTCCAATTGGAAGGTGCCGATGGAAGTTTGTACAGTGTTATCGATGCGACCCCGAACGCCGCTGGGACCCAAGTAACTTTTAAAATGGGGAGTGAGGCGGCTGAGTTTCCACCTAGTGCGATGAGCACAAATACTTCGGTCACGGGGTACATAGCGAGTGCCTCAATTAACTCGTCTTACGCGTGGAGGGCCTTTGATGATGTTGTGAGTACAACACAATACTGGTACGCGTCCCCTGGTAACGCCACTGAGGGCTATGATTATAATTCACCCTATTTAGCGGGACTTGACTCCGCAGCAACTCAAGATATAAGTGGAACAACGCATCGTGGGCATTGGATACAGTTACAAATACCCAGTGCAGTTATACTAACTCGCGCTGTAATAGGTACTACACAATCTGGATATCAACACGGACAATTTGTTATACTAGGGAGCAACGACAATGCGAATTGGACATTACTTCATGCTGGGACGGGGACGACTCTGTCCACAAATGTCACAACACTATCCGCGGGGGTAACAACATCTTTCACTTATTTCAGAGTAGTAATAAAGTCAAAGAACAGCGGGTCGGGGAACTATGATATTGAACTCAATAATGTACAATTTTTTGGTGGATCGGGATCTTGGGATCTCGCCCAACAACCCTATAAAGTTAAAGTTAGCTCCACCTCGGGTCTGATCGCGACCAGTACTACCGCGATTGGGTTTGCGGTTGGGTGGACCACCGCGGCTGGGGCGAATCTAAGGTTCGATATTAATTCGTCCACGACACAAACACTCGTGGGTACAGATGGTGGTGGTGGTACGAATAGGACATTCTCTGTAGCACCTTCGAGTACCTCCTTACCATCGGGCCTCGTCCTTGACGGGAGTACAGGTGCGATAACAGGTACTATCGGGGCGGTGGGTACGACGATTGTAACATTCCGATTGACTGATAATAACAGCGGGTTGTTCACAGATAGAGCAATTAATATCGTGGGCATTTCAGCACTCTACACCTGGTCCCCAAATCCATTTACATTCGATGCCGCGAAGCTCAACGGCGGTGGTGCCCCACCATCTACCAACTCCTCCGATGTACTGTTCGGGGGTACCCTGGCCGACTTTAAGAATCGAGGCACTTATTCATCTGCGGCGTGGAGAAATAATACCGCATACTTTAAATTAGGGGCTTCAGGGGTGGACTCTGCCGAGAATGGATTTCAACTTTGGACTGTACCCGTAACCGGTACGTACACAATTAAAGCGTACGGAGCCTCGGGGGGTGGGTTGGAAAACCCCCCCGGCGGGTTGTATGGAAGCGGACCTTCACGCGGTGGGTTTGGTGCATGGACCCAAGGAAACTTCAACTTAACTAAGGGTGAAAAGGTACTTATTATCGTAGGACACGTGGGTCGCGACGGGACGAGTTACGGTACAACATCAAGTGGTGGTGGTGGTGGTACTTATGTTCTTAAAGAGTTAGGTGCTAGTACTGCCGTAAGCAACGCAAGTATTTATTGTATTGCGGGGGGTGGTGGAGGTGGAAGGGACGGCAATAGTGACCATCGATCACCCGGGGACGGTATAGCCAGTCAAGCCACTGAGATTACTTCCGGTGGGGGTGGTTCTGGGTCAGCAAACTATTCATCTGGTGGTGGCGCAGGTTATTTTGCGGATGGGAATGTGCCGGCGTCGACCACCTCCGGCTTCCAGGCAGTGAGACCCTATGCAGGCTCCCAAGGTGGGTACGGTGCATGGAGTTGGGGGTCGAGTCACGGCTACGGAAACAGGTACGGCGGTTTTGGTGGTGGTGGTGGTAATGGGGCCCATGATCCGGGTGGTGGTGGTGGCTACACGGGTGGTGGTGGGTCATCGTTTGGTTACAATTACGACCCTGTGTCACAAGGTGGTACATCTAGAAATAACGGGATCGCAGGAACGATTTCTTTTGGTAATAGCACTGAAACCGAGGCGAATGGTAAAGTTATCGTAACCCTAAATTAATATCGGGGTAAAGTATATATGCTCGCCCAAGTATTAGAAAAAATGTTTCCGGGTGAACCCTATACCTCCGACGGTACCACGTGGGATAGTGTCGTTTTTGAAAATATAGTAAAACCCGTTGATAATACCCTTTATGAATATACACTCGACAAACTCACGAACGCTGATGCGATTAAAAAGTTTCGGGAGGAACGGAACACTCTCCTCAATGATAGCGATAAATACATGACCTCAGATTATCCACACTTATTAGAAAAAGATATTCAAGATTGGAAAGAATACCGCCAGGCTCTGAGGGATCTCCCTATGACAGCCCGACCCACCCTCGATGCGGATGGGAACCTAACAGAAAAACCTCCGGATATTCAGCTATGGATAAATACCCGACCAGTTCCCCCAACTGAAACTGAAATTAAGGAGAAGATGATGGCTGAAGCTGAGGCTAGGGCGAAGTTTGAAGCTGAAGGTTCATAAACCCTCGTTCCAGTCGCTCCACGACTGACCCTATTTCCCTCAAACTTTACAAACTGAACAGAGTTTCTAAAGTTTGCCGTTCCAATCGACGAAGTCGATTGTCCCCTTGCCCTTCGGCTTTTGGTCATTTAAAAAAACCTCCTCTTATAATAAATGTCGAATAGTATCCTACCGGCGGCAGGAAACTTAGACATAGTTAACGCCAAAGTTCGAGCGGATAAATTTGAGGCGACAACTAGTATCGGCGTGTCCAACACCAACCCCGACTTTGATCTTTCAGTAGGTACCAGGTTTCATGTCGATAAGGATTCAGTAGATCCAGTGAGTGTCACAGGAAACGTGGTCGCTTCAGGAATCAAAATATCCAATCTCACTATCAGTCCAGCCTTCGATTTTGCCTCTGTATCTAATGTCGGTAACGTCACGGCGAATGTTATTCAATTCGCGAATGCCACCACGGGGTTCACAACCACAGCGAACGTCGAGATTGGTGGGAATATCACACTCACCTCGAACGCCCAGGTGAAGGTTGGTTCCAATGTTCTCGCGGAATACACGGGACCTCATGGGAGGGAGCCGAAGGAGATGCCTCTCAAGAAGTTCCCCGAGATTCTCTTTGAAGAGGGGAAGTTTGATAGGAATGACTCGACCAATACGTACACACAAGCGGGGTATACTGTTACGGCGAGTAGTAGGAATTCAAATGTTTCGTCGTACGCCCCATGGAAAGCTTTTGACGATATAGCGTCGGATACTGATACGAATGGATGGCTCAGTGAAGGAACGACGTCGAGTGGTCCATATAACTCGACCGGATACATCGGCTCACCAACCCGAAACCTCGGAACAGAATCTGGTGGTACAGCAACTGTAAATGGAGAGTATCTTGTTCTCAAAATGCCAAACAAAGTTAAAGTTAGTCATGTACGAATGAGACATAGATACACTAGCACTAAACAGGCTCCCACGGATGGGTATTTTTATGGAAGCAATAATGGTATAGATTGGCAAGAACTCAAACAATTCAGTGGAATAAATTGGGACGCTAATCCAAATTATACAAATATACAAATAAACGCGACACAAGCATATAACCACATTGCGATCGTTCCAACAAGAGAAGCACAGGTGATAACACAAGGTGATTGGATAGCTATTGGTGAACTTAAATATTACGGCACCGAAGAGCCCGCACCACCCGGTGACCTTTCCCTAGACACTACCCTAAAGTCTACGTTCAACTCCGTTCGGTCGAACAATTACGTGATGTATTTC